GTGGTTCATGCCTTGACAGACAAAACCTCCAAAGCAAAAATACTGTATATACAAACAGTTATTAGCGAAACACGTATGTTCGTAGAACTGGTTTATGACAAGCGTAATGTTGAAGGACTCGAAGGGGCCAGCGAGATCATTCTGGCCGAACTGACGAAGCAGGTGCACCAGATTTTCCCTGATGCCGAAGTGAGGGTGAAGCCGATGCAGGCAAACTGCTTGAATAGTGATGCCAACAAAAGCGATCACGAAAAGTTGAACAGATGCCTGGTTTCAGATTAAACACATTAATTAGTCATTCTTAACCAGTAGAATCCGCCGCGACTGGCAACCATTCAATACTCGCACTATCGAACGATCGCCAGTCAGCCGCCCCCGTTCTTGCATACGACGAAGCAGCGGCACCTTTTCAGCATCTCGCAGGAAATTTTCTGTACAGCGTCGACAGTCCCACGTCATAAATAATCGCTACCTGCTGTCGCGGTACTCCTGCCCCAATCAGGCGCCCGGCCTGCGCCCATTGCTCCGGGGTGAGCTTTGGACGCCTGCCACCAATTCGCCCCTGCTCCCTTGCCGCTGCCAGCCCGGCGCGGGTTCTTTCCACAATTAATTCACGTTCCATTTCAGCGAGTGCGCCCATGATATGGAAAAAGAAACGTCCCATTGGTGTACTGGTATCGATGGAATCTGTCAGGCTGCGGAAATTAACGCTGCGTTCGCGCAATTCTTCTACCAGAACGACCAGATGACGCCTACTCCGCCCCAAGCTTCCATACGATAACAATCAAATTTAATTGGAACCATGACATCGAAAATTATGGTTTTATGTCCGTGATTCACATCTCACTTTTTTTAGTCAAAAGTTTGACAGTTCTTTTCAACTCTGTTTTATTGCCTACACGATAATTATCCACAACACCTCCATTTAAATGGTGAACTTTTTCATGCTTTTAATTTACTCATGGTGATAAGTAATGAAGCTGCAAACTGTTATTCACAGAAAGAATATACTTTTCTTTACTGTTGGCTTAGCATTGTTGACTATGATGGGCATTCTGGGAGTGGACACTTATTTGCCTTCAATTCCTGATATCGCAAAAGAATTTGAAAAAAATGTCTCAACCACGCAGTTGTCGATTATGGTTTATACCCTTTGCATAGGTTTTGGACAGCTAATTTTTGGCCCATTATCTGATTCTATTGGCCGGCGAAAAATTATGCTTGCAGGTACGGTTATTTATGGTGTGACAACATATTGCCTCACGCTCTCAACCGGGTTGAGTACGTTCCTGGCGATACGCGTCATACAGGGTCTTTCTATATCAATAACGCTGGTTACCGCAATCAGTGCAGTTCGTGATGTAACTCGCGGTTCAGTGGCCGCTACGCTGTACGCTATCATCATAACTATCGAAGGTGTCGTCCCCATTGTTTCGCCGCTGCTGGGAGGAGTAATTAATGATGTATGGGGATGGCGTGCAATTTTTCTAATGATCTTGGGGTATGCTATTATAACACTAATGTACGTTTATTTTAACTTTCCTGAAACACTCAGTCATGAGAGGCGGGTCACCTATTCACTGAAATCATCATTTAATACGTACAAAGAGATAAGTAAACAACCAAGATTTTATCTACCCTGCCTTTCTCTTGGACTGTCATTCTCACTAATTTATTGTTATGTCACAGCCGCCCCATTTATCTTGATGGTTGAATTTGGATACTCATCAACGCAATTTGGTGTTCTCTCATCGATTATCGGAGGATTCCTTCTGCTTGGAGCAGCATTATCAGGTAAACTGCTAAAGAAACAGTCTGCGCCACAAATTTTGAGTTTGTGGCTGACACTAATCGCTTCATTTATTGTATTGTGTATCCCACTACTAATATTTAGTCATCATGTCAATGTCTTTATATTCTTCTTCATTGTTTTGATGTTTGCCGGAGGGATGTTCGAATCACTCTATACCTACCTGACTATGTCCAGCCAGCGCACCAGCCTGGGAGCCACATCTGCGTTAATGGGAGCCGCCTCGCTGGTTATTCCTTCAGTCATCGGCGGAATTGGTAGCTTTTTAATTGAGCAAAGCATCAGCATATGGATGGTGTACTTACTTTTAATTATTCTGATAATGACCTACATGTTAAGAAAGTATCAAACATTTACAGCAGCCTGACAGCATAAAAAAGAGCAGGTTCCATCATATATGCCTGCTCACAATAAGATAAGTTAATTGATGGTATGCTGATCGCCATTGCTGCTATATGTTATATAGCAGCAATCTCTACTACATAGCTATATTTTTATAACTGAGATGGTTTCTCCGGCCAGTCAGGATTTAAGGTATCCACCCGGTTTACCAGCACCCTGTATTTTTTCCATTCGTCGAGCTGCGCTTTCTCATCATCTGTTGCGAGTCCAAGATCAACCGCATCCTGAAGCGGCGCGATTTTTTCAGATGCCATTTGCAGGAGCCTGCTTTTGGTCTCTTCCGCCTGACGAAGCTGCGCTGCTTTTTCAGCCGCTTCATCCTTCACCCACGCCTTACCATCCCATTTCTGGTATTCACCGTCTGGTGAAACTGATGTGACGTTTTCGGGCAACGGGCCGAGTTCGGAGATATAAACCTGATTACCAGTTGTTGTATCGTAAACCGTCTCGCCACGATGGTCTTCTTTCAGACTCCACGTCTGGGTTTCAGCGTCAAATACAGCAATATGACTGGCCGGATAAACCAGCCAGTAGTCGTTACTTGAATTATCCATATACCACAAAATTACTTGTTTACGCGGCAATTAATCCCTTTGGTTAATAAAAGTTATTTCGTTTACCAGCATATTTTACCCCATGGTAGTTCTGGGATTTCTATATCTGCCGGCCAGATTTTACACCACGGAAACGAAAGGCCAGGAAATCCTTTATTACCGCTTTCAGTGGCCATTGCAGATGAAGAAAATGCTATGGCCGATATAGCAAAAACCAGCGCTAACAATACACTGTTAAGTTTATTCATAAAATCACCCACATAATTGATAGCTATGCTTCATCCTTAACTTTTACCGCAATCCTTTTATCAGGATAAAGCAGAAAAGAAAGTTTTCCTTGAATATCTCTTGATTGTTAAGTATATATTTACTTTAAAAGTAAATAATAAGTACAATAAATTTTCTTTTCTAAAGAAAATTTACTTATATCTTAGTGACTTCGTACAGATACCTGAGCCGAATTAACACCTAAAAACTATCAAGTCAGTAGTAGTCGTTACTGTGGTAATGCAGGCCACTGTATTTTATTAAAGGTGGCCTCGTCTGAAATTCCTGTTAAATCCAGTGATTTAAGTCCCTTGATATACGCCATCCATTTAGTCAGGGTGGCCTTATCGTCGTCGCTGATTTCATCCAGCGCAAGTTCGGTTCGCCAGTCGGCAATGGTGATGTTTGCATCATTAAGCAGCTTTTGCCGTGTGACCTCGGCCTTATCCTGATAGTCAACGGGAACAGCGACAACAGCGCCGTTCGAATATTTCCAGTCGCCATAGATATTAAATCCGGCAGGAAGTTTATTTACCTCAACAACTGAAAAACCAGCCGGATAAAGACGTGATACATCTTCTGATACGGAACGGATTACACCTTCAGAATCAATGCACAGCTTATATCTCTTGGTGAATTTGTTCAGCGACTCGTAGAAGTCCTGACCATCTTCACTACGAAAATACAGAAAGTTGTTATCGTAGTCCGGGTCATCAGGAATGTATCTGGTTACGTTTTTTAACTCCATTATATTTACCTCAATTATCCATTAATTGTACGCCAGCCATTACCAACCCACATTTGCAGTGGTCGATACGCAAATGTCACACCGTATGCCGTTGTTGGGTCATGTCTGGCCTGTGTCAGGAAACACCCTGCGGGAGCCTCATTAGGTCCATATTCATCTACTTTACCAGGCCATACAGGAGCACCGCGCTGGATATTCTGTACGTAACGATTATCTGACTCACCTTTTGTATATACGTTTCCTGATGATAAATAACGGGCGTCAAAATTACCGTAATTATCCGGAATAACTTGTCCATTAACAACAAACTGAATACTGCCATCAGTATTTCGCTGGCTGTATAAATGCCATCCCTGGTCGTCGCCAAGTTCAATAACTGTTGGGCGGTTTCCTCCGTCGCCCCACAAATTAAACCCGGCATTTAGTGCTGAATTATTAGTACTCGTCAGTGATAGTTTTTTCCCGTCACCTGTCTGTACGGTGTTAATAACAAATAGTGAGCCAGGCTGAATACGCGCCACAAGTTGTGAGTTTGCATAAAAATCAAGAATACCATCGCCGTTCTGTTTAATCCCGGTGTCGTTATCACCAAATACAATAGAATTGCCACCCAACGCATTATCAGTACCAATACCTAACGGACCGTTAAGCCGTCCCCCGGTAATCGGCAATGCCCCCACATCACCGGCTGAAGGTTTGTTAGCGGTATTGTAGTCAATAATCCACGGACGGCTGGTATTCGGTTCAGTTCCCCAGTCTTGGCGCTTTGCGTTCGCGCCCATATGCGCGTAATAGTGCTGAAACCAGACTTCCCCGATTTTCTCAACAAACATATACCCATAACTGTACAGCTTGCTGCCATCCGGATAGGTGGGAAAATCAGCGACTGAGTCAGAGTTGGACACTGACACCCGCCACCATCCAGGTATATTAGCTGATGCCATCGTGCCGTTATCGGTAATTTCTCCAACAGCATCGGCGGAAATAGCCTTCACATCTGACGCCCACAGGTTGATATCACCGGACAGCGGTTTGTTGTTAACCCTGCGCGTCGCCGGAACGGCATTTTTTGCCAGATTTATCGTTTCTCCTAAACCGAGGTATGTAAGAATATCCGCAATGCTGGCTTTTCCGATGATGTCGCGCCCAACAGAAGTAAGATCTGTCTGTCCGGCGATATCATTCCCCGTAAAATACGGGAGTTTATCTGCACCGGTAGCCAGACCAGCGAGCGCCGTCAGCGTGGCATCAAGAGTCTGAAAATCCTTACCAAACGCAGCTGACATTTTGGCGATAAAGCCGCTCAGATCACCATCATCGAGTACATCCTGCCCGCTCTTGCTGGCTGTGTACTGTGCCAGTGCTGCAGCGATGAAGCTCGCCTGACGCAGCGCTTTATTTACCTGTGCGCTTGATGCCTTACCCGCAGTAAAACCAGACAGGAGCGCCGGCAGCGCTTCCCAGTCAGACTGTGATGTAACATTAGCACCCTTACCCGTCGCAAACGGTTTAAAATCATTTTTAGCCATCAGAGCAATGTCCCCCATGAACCGGCATCGAACCCGCTGATATATTCGTTATCCATATCAAACCCAAAAAACCTGTTTCCTTCAGAAGGCGTTTCCACCGAAGGAATTTCAATACTTCCGCCCCATACACCAGCGGCCTTTACCGTCAGATACCCTTGTCGTATCGCAGCAATAAGTTCGAGAGAGACCGATGAAATATCTGTTTCAGGAAAAACCCAGATACCTATGGTCATGTCCTGGTTATCGACGATCTGCATCTTCAGACCGGACCCGTCCAGTGCGGCGTCAAGAATGGGAGGCAGAGAGTCGTTTCTTCCGTCCCAGTTGTTAATTGCTGTCTTCGTTTTTAGAACGATGCGATAGGTTTCATCGCTCAACGAGGTATAACCCGAATCCGGATCATATGGCCCCTGCCAGACGCCCTGGTCATATCCGAGTCCGTCAGTGTCCCAGCTGAAATAGACACCGCTTATTGGCTGGCTTACAACCCGGCTTAACCCTATCCACTGGCCGAGAATATCGAGTTGTACTCCTGCCGCATGATCAATATCAAAAGCGTTTATGAGTCCCTTCATTGCGGCTGAGGTTTCAGCTAACGGCCTGGTCACTAAATCGATGTGCTCAACGAATTTAGGTTTTGTCGCATGATAGTTGGTGATTAAGTCCGTATATTTGCTCATGCCGCCACCGTAATAATGATATTTTCCGGCTTACAGGAGGCTGATTCGTCGTAAGCAATATTAATATTCGCCGCGGCAACGGTTTCAGGAGATTTGCCGATCAGCAGCTCCTGAATATCGTAATAGCGCGCATTTCCACCACTGACGACCCCAAGGTTAGCCGGGGAATAAATCCGGCTCAGCAGTACCGGGTCACCAATCATCAGTCTGTTAATGTAATCCGCAACAGCCTGCTGAATCTGCACACCGATTTGTGAGGTGTACCCGGCAAAAACTGTTAAGGTAATTTTTCCGTAAACAGGGACATCAGTTGGTCGCGAAAAACTGATTATGTGGGGATTGCCATATTTATCCGGTACGGTTACGGATGTTTTTCCCCAGGTCCGGACCCCCTGCCCTTTATTCCCCCGGATAGTCCTGGCTATTTCTGTCACATCGCCACCATCAACAATGGCCGAGATGGAATGCGGAGGAAGCCCGTTACCGTCAGTCTTTCCTGTATCATTTTCATAGAGCTTGTGGCGCGTCACACCAGCAATATTAGCGATCGCCCCGTCCACACCTTCAAATGGTGTGATGGATGGTATCGCGACACTTTGCCCCTGCCTGATGCGAAGTTCTGCGTCCGTTTCTGCAGGTGCGCCAACGGTGGCCGCTGCCGGGTTGGTTACTGACGTCCAGCCACGGGTCGGTGTATTGATGGTGGTGATAGTCCCGGCCAGCGCCGCAACCGCTCCACTGTTTGAACAGATAGCAGTTACCGTCACGGCGCCATCAACACCAATCACCACTGAAGCAGGAAGACGCCATATCACATTATTAGTGTCTTTCACGGTGCCGTTCGTAATGGCTGTTCCTGCGGTGCCAGTGAGCAGTAAATCCACGGTAGAGTTGGTTGCACCTTTGCGCGCGATACCGTTAATTTTTACGTTACTGGTCAGCGCTGCGCCGTAACCCGTAGCAGGTGAGAAGCAGTTATAGACTGAAATGGCTGTGTTATTGGCATCGTGAACAGCCAGCGCCACCAGCGCCACCATCTGGCCGTCTTTGCTGTCCGGCTCCAGATAAGCGTCACTACCATAAATCTGCTGGAAATAGCTCGTCAGGGTATCGAATATCGTCTGGTAATCAGGCGCACTGATCCCCTCAGCGGTTACCGTTGCCGATAAGCCGAGTGTGTCCAAATTGAGGGCCATTTATGCCTCGCTGGTTACTGTCGTTGTTCCGTAGATAGTGTCGATTTCAGCGAAGAACTGGACGCGGCGCGTCGTCGTGTTCACTGTGGTATTGAAAGAGAGGATGGATTTCACGCCCCGCGTTTCGAGGATGCGCTTGCGGATCGCCAGATTGTAGGTTTCCGGCTTTTGCTTACCGAGCACAGACTGAATCCATGGTGTTCCCTCTGTCTTATCGAGGAACCACTGCCCGTACCACAATGCGAATCGTGTTTTTACCGCCTGCGCGACAGCTTCTGGCGAGTTAATCAGCCAGGTATCATCACCACAACCAAAAGTGTAATCACCTTCGGCGTCTTCACGTCTGTATCGCATTAGTTAGGCTCTCCTGTATTACCACCACCAGTCTGTACCCCGCCGTGAGTATGCGTCATCAGGCTCTTACCGCCAGCCGTTACATCGTTTGCCACCGTGACAGGACCGAGCATCGTTGCGCTACCGCCGCCCTCACCCATCCCCTGCGACAGATTGCCGTTAATGGTTACGTCACCGTTTAACGTAATGGTGGGTGATGTGATCGTTGTTCCGCCTTCTGCATTCGCCGTCAGCATGCCGGGAGTTTTAACCGTAACGTTATGCCCTGCGGCCACTTCCACAAACGCAGCACCATCATCTGTACGCAGCTGCGCGGCGCTGGTGCTGATACCGCTGATTTTCTGCGCTTGCGATTGCGGCCCGACGATACAGAACGCATCCGATAAATCATGAACCCGGTCGTCGACAGGCTCCTGCACCCCGCCGTTCTGCCACCAGAAATCGATGCAGCGATCGGCAAAAATCACCAGGCATTCATCACCTGCTTTAACCGGGAACGTTAGCGTGCATCCCCCGCCGCGCGGAAATACCACCGGCACATCCACCAGTAGCGGGTAAGGTTTTGTCACCCGGTTACCGTCGTTATCAATTTCAACCGAACGGATAGCAGGCTGTACAACCGCCGTAACCGCATCAGGATCGAATGACTGAACTATGCCAGGCAAAGCGACGCGGATCTGGTTCTTTGTGGTTTCCCGCTCAGATTTGAATGTTTCGGCAAGGTCGCCGCTGCGGGCCTGGTCAGATACTGCCATTTGATAGGCTCCAGAAAGTAAAAAACCCGCCGGGTGGCGGGTTATGAGGTCGAAGGTATGACGGCTATTTTACGCTGACATTGACACCAAGCTCTTTGGACATTTCCCTGGCCATAGCCTTTCGTTTTTCCATAGGTGTTGTATCAATTATATTAACGATACATTTCGCATCAGTGGCTGCGCATAATTTATAATTATCAGTTAACCTTGTAATCATTTTAGTAAATAAAATAAAAGTATTAGCGTCTGATTTAGGGTCTTTAATATCCTTTAGCATCGCCATTGAGTCTTTATACATAGCATCAGATGCTGTATCCACGTACTCATCTGTTGGCATACAACCGCGAAGAACAGGGTCGCCTAATACTGAACCATCACCTATGCAGGCGTAACTGACTTTATCGCCCTTATTCAAATCAATCGCAAGCTTCTCGTTTTCTTTAGTGAAGTATAGAGAAACCCCTTGAATACCCACATTAGTTTTTAACTCAACTGCTGGAACGTCGCCCATTGTGGATCTTATTTTTTCGACCACGCCAGAAATAACAATAGGTTTTCCCTTATAATCTCTGTCCCCCCTGGCTTCGTTTGCATCATAATCCTCTGCAATCTTTTCAGCGGAAGCGATAACTGTTGCGTAAGAAAACATATGGGCGTCGGAATTGATGAACTTTTGAAGGTCATATTTAAAAAGATGCTTAACCATGACCTTTTCGTTATCGCTAAATGTGATGTTTTTAACAGCAGAAATAGCTGAGAAAGGAACCAAGCATATAAACAGAGACGCAAAAACTTTTTTCATCACTCGTCATTTATCCTTAATTTGTGAGCATGGGTAAGAACCAATGATCTTTGGGGCATCCATACTATTTTGAAGTAGTTGGACATTGAGGAACGATTTTCCACCACGCTTAACAAATTCGAAACCATAGTTATTACCGTCGCGTGCAGGCATCAGCCCCATATCCGTTTTAACGTTGTCCCAATCATCTTTCTTACCAAGAAATTTGATTTTTTGTGATGTAACTTGCTCGCCGTTAATTTTCGTCCAACCGTTATCAGCTGCATGAAGTCGATATCCGCCGCATTGCAAATCAGCGAAAGCCGCAGAGCAGGAGAACATTAACGAAACTGTCAGAACTAACTTCATACGCTTCATGAATAAATCCTTTGCTGCGCTGAGGACGAGAATAAATCCGCCGCGCCACGCGCTTCGCACATCATATCCATGTACCACGCCTGGCCCCTTGTATCGCCAGTGTACATAATCCCGCGCACAATATAAACGCCATCCGTTGCGATGCTGGCCGTCATTTGTTTGGACACGGGCAGGGTAACGTTAGAGTTGCCATCTATTGTTTCGTCAAAGTAACGTCCCGCCGCTTTAGCGATATCGTTATTCGGTAAGACTGTTTTATAGATGGAGGCCTGGTCCAGTTGAATGAGCCCGTTAACCCGGATGTTCGGGTTAATCAGCGCACGGACGTTAACGCCATTACCGATGGTCTGCTGAGGCATGCCGATAAGCCCGGTGGCGCTGTTGAGCACAATCGCGTCGTGCATGTATTCACCTTCGGGCAGCATATTAAGCTGACCATCCACGAACTGCCAGGTGGCGCCGCACTGAGCAGCAACGTTATCCATAAGATGCCGTGTCATGCCAAACAACACACGTCCCCGCGGGAAAACAGTCGGGGGGAATACCGGAGTGCGACCAACGGTCGCGCCTTTGGCTTCGAAGTCCTTCATCAACAGCCTAAACATATCTTCTGTCGTGTAACCCGCTGCCAGCGTCTGATTGGTAATGCTGGTGGCAAATGCCAGATCCGTATCGGCGGCCTGAATCAGGACGTAGGAGTCAATGGGACTGTCTTTTCCTGTGACCGAGTAGCGAATTTCCCCACTAAAAATCAGTCCGTAGTTGCGCCCGTCGCTCTGGCCCACCGTGTCGGCGTCGACTTCCCGCGCAATGCCGACATCACTGGCTGCCACCTCCGGCGCGATACCGTCGTAACCGGCAATCAGCCGCACTTTCGAAAACTCCTGGCCGGTGATGCGGTTCACCGTATCAGCTGACAGGTTGTAGATTTTGAACGTTCCCACCCGGGACGCGCTGCTGATGTTGAACCAGTCGATCGTAAAGGTCACTTTAAAATCGCTGAGTTGAATACCCTGTCCGTTTTCGCCCACGAGCTGCAGCTCGAAATGCCTCATCCAGTTCTGTGACATGCTTACTCCGTTAATACCAGTAAATGACTGCGACCGCCCAGGTCGGTTTTCGTCGGATAATCCTGTGTACTGTCGTCACACATCACCACCAGCTTAAAACCCAGTCCCATGTATGCGTACTGTGCCAGCAGGTCGGCGCCAGTGACCAAAGGAATGCCGGAGATTACCGGCTCCCCCCTGTCGTTCTGCAGGTCCATGATCCAGTACAGGTCACGCCAGATGATGCGAATCCGCCACGTGATGCCCGCCAGGATGATGCTGAACTGCTGGTTATCCGCGGTCAGCGGAATTTCCTGAATAGTCATTAACCCAGCCCCAGAAAAGCCGCACCACTCTGCAATAAAGAAGTGTTGGGCGGTTTAGTTGTTTTGGTTCCGGTATTGAGGACTGGCGACGTGCTGGCCCCGTCCTTCATGTCGGTTTTATCCGCGACGGTTACCTGCTGCGTCTGCGAGATGAGAACCTCCCTCAGGGTGAGGACGGCGGACAAGACATTTTCGGTCGTCCTGTCGGTCGTCACCTCCAGTGCGCGGATCAGCATGTTGCTGTACAGCCGTTTGCCGGTCACCACATCGAAGGGAATACGGCTTTCCTGCAAGTCGAGTATCTCCTGATACGTCTGCTGAGGACTCAGGCCCAGTAAGCTGGTGGCCGTCAGGTTACTGGCAAAATCCAGCAACGATCCGCCACCAGCGAAACCGACCTCCATCACCACTTCAGACGGTTTTTTGTAGGCATGGTCAGCGATGGCGGCACCGACCTCGACAGGGTGCTCTGTTATCTCTAGCGTGTCGGTGTGCTTCTCTGAAACAACCACACTGGGGATAAGCACCCCAATTCTCCTGGACTGCTGATGAAAGAGAGTAGAGAGAATATCCATTAACCCACCTTCGTTTGATTGCCGCGCATGAGCTGGGCATTTGCAGACTGCTGCCGACGTTCTACCTGATTCCCCACGGAGTGCGGATCACCACCACCGTAAATGTGATAGGTGTTCTGTTGCTGGACCTGAGCTCCGGGGGCGGGCATGTTGCTTAACACCTTCGGAATGTAGTTGCGGGTTTCCCGAGGCATAAGGGCCATCCCGTGTTTCTGTACATTCCCGATCCCCCAGTTATATGACGCCAGCGCCTTGCTCAGGTCACCGCCATTCGCCCGCAGCAACTGTGAAAGATATTTTGCTGCAGCCTGCGCAGCCTTCTCCGGATCGAAAACATCATTCCCGCGTAGCCCCATATCTCGTGCAGTGCCGTCCATAAACTGAAACAGGCCTTTAGCGCCGGCGCCGGAAACTGCAAACTGATTCCCGCCTGATTCAGTGATGGCCACACTGCGCAATAAACCCTCCGGAAGCCGGTAGAGGTGTTCCAGATTGGTTAGCATCGGCTGCATCCATCCCAGCAGCTCAGCGCCAGCTTTTGTTGGTTGTGGCCGCTTAACTGACTGTCCGTGTTGTTCAGGGTCATCACTCCCAAACCAGCCGCGAACCGTTCGGCCTACGCTGCGGGGATCGAATCCCCAGTGCTCTTTAATCCAGTCGGCGGCACCGTTGGCGCTGTCTGTTACCATTGGCATCGCTGACGAATTTTCGCTGCCCTGATTAAGCATCTGTTTGCCGATGCTGGCGGCATCGGCCCAGCGACCGTCTTTAATGGCATTGAGCAGGTCGGCGATCATGTTCAGCATTTTGCTGAACTCCCCCATCTGGTCGATGAAATTGCTGAAATCCCATTTCAGGGACCACGATTTGGGGTCAATGTTGAGCAGTTTCGCCAGTGCTTTCGCCAGGTCGTTAACGGTCGCTTTCAGGTCACGAACCATCTTCAGCGCAACGTCGACCTCCGGTTTCCATTTCTCCCAGTCAATCAGGCTCTGGCCGCCTTCCTTCCAGGTCTGATAGTCTTCCCACAGGAGGGCGATCCCCGCCGCCAGCGCGGTAATGAGGCCAATCGGCGACATCCAGAACGTGCTGTTCAGAATGCGCAGCGCAATCGTCAGTGCGCCAAACAGCGAGATCAGTTCCCGCGTTTGCTTATCCAGTGATTGCCACCAGGTGATAAGGCTGGATGTTCCCTCAATAAGCCTGAAGAACAGGCGCCCGATGATATCCCCGAGCGTCAGAATACCTTTTATGGCTTTCGTCAGGGTCTGCTCGATGCGCGGGAAGTTATCCAGGATGTGGCGGCGCAGCGTGTCCAGCGAACCCGCCAGACCACCAGCAAGATTAGAGCCGATCTTGTCACGGGCCAAGCCTGCCATCGCGCCGAACTCGCGCAGGGAGGTCATGAACCTGTTGGAGCTTTTGGCCGCCTCGTCAGCATTGAAACCGATGGCCTTTGCCATCGCGCTGTACTGGCCGGAGAATCCCCCTAAACCCCGGCGCATCGCCATAAGGGTATTTTCATCAATGCCCAGCATCTGCGCATACTGGTTAGCCCGGTAATACGGCATGCTGCTGAGCTTCTGGCCGACGCCCGTAAAAATGGCGGCCATATCGCGCATATTCCCGCTGGCGTCCCGGGTCTGTACACCCAGGCGGTTAAGAAATCCCTCCGCGCCGGGGTTGTTACGCACAAAGCGGGAGAGACTTTCCAGCGAGCTCCGCGCCGCGTCCACACTACCACCCACCTGCGAAACTGCGTAGCCAATCGACTGAATCCCCTGAACCGTTGCGCCGGTACGCTGTGACGCCCAGTAAAGGTTATCCAGACCGGAGGCAATTTTCGCCGTAAACGCAACAACGGACAGCGCCGCACCTTCCACCGCCAGCCCTGTTTTTATGGCGTTTGCGGTGACGCCAGCAAGAACAGATTCAAATTTCTCGTATCCGGCTTCATCAATACCAAAGCCAAGGGAGACGAGAAAATCTTTAATAGTCTCAGCGTTCATTATCCTCTCTCCATTTCTCAATACGGCGCTGGTTGTCAGCCTTAACGGCCAGATGGTCATTCATCAGCGCGATATCGCACAGATCGACTGATCCATCCTTCAGCGCGTAATAAGGGATTAACCCGGCGTCAACCGGGTCAAGGAGATAAGACAGCCCGTCAGGCAGGCTGTTGAGGGTTAACCCTGAGTCTGGTCCGGCGTCTCGCTGGTAAGGCTCACGGGCAAAAAATTTCCCAGCGAATCGGCGACCACCCGCGCCACCAGCTGCAGCATGATCAGGAGATTGATGTCATTAAACATCAACTCACCGCTGTTGAAAACAGGCGTCCAGACCGTCCCGTTTTTTCGGGCCACAACCGACAGGCAAGGATGAATTATCGAGTTGGTGTCTTCCTCTTTCATCGAGGCCAGTTCGTCAGCGATACGCGGCAGCAACGTTTCAAATACTGGCTTAAGCTCATCAAATTTTTTGGAGTCAACCTTACCGTCTGCTGGCAGCAGGGAGCGAATGCTCCCGAAGTCAGTCATCATCCCTGCGAGGAGCGGCAGTAGTTTGCGTGTAACCTTGAGCTGATCAAACACGTTAAGTTTTGCGGCGCGGTATTCCACGCCATTAATATTGCATTCCATCTGTTAGAACTCCCCGAGAACTTCGTCAATCTTGCCGCAATCAAATACCCAGGCGACCGTTCCGGCTACCTTCGGGTTATTCCAGTCAGGCTGTTTCTGGAAAGCACAGGAGCGCGCCGTACCGATATCACCGGACACCCTGTTACGCACGACGATCACGTTATTTCCCCACAGCGCTGACGACATGCGCTGCGCGTTGTACATGATGGAAAGTTTTTTGTTCAGAGGGGATGTTTTAAGCAGGGTGACGGTAATAACGCCACTATTGCCGCCGTGGAGGCTGTGCATCACTTCACCGTCAGAACCGATAGTCATCGTGTTCTTTGCCTCGGTCATCGTGACCGTGATCCCCTCTTCGGAGTTGGCAGAACCAGCCCCAAGATCTAATGAACCTGTCGGCCCGGAAAGAGAAGCCGAAATATCAAGAAAAGAGTAAGCACCCATTCGATTCTCCTTAACGAACCACGGTAATTGCTACATCGCCGTAATGAACGGCCCCGGCCAGTTTCGCGGCCACCTGAATCGGTACGCCTTTACGCGCTTCACGATCGGTCTGCAGCTGGTTGTCCACAGTATCCGCCCAGGTGTAATACCCTTTGGTCAGGGTGTCGCCGGTTCCGAGTTGCCCCATTGGTCCGCCAGTCCAGATACCTGGTGCAAACAGACCGCTTTTGTCGGCCACATCCAGCACTTTTTCGATGTTGGCGATTCGGGTCGTTGTACCAGCATCGATCTGTGGGATCTTCGTGGTGCTGGTGTAAAGCGTGTTGTAGTCGGCTGTCTGTACTGCGTTCTGCAGCCAGTCGAGCCCGTGACGCTCATCGAAGAAATCGCCGTTACACATCACACCCTGTTCAAGGATGGCTGTATCGTTTTCGTAGTACACGTAAACGTTACAGTTCTTCGCTTCCAGAGCATTCGCCTGTGATGTACCGATGGTTTCGTAGGTGATGCCAGGCAGTTGCTTGAACTTCAGGGTGATAGTGGTATTGCTGCCGGTGAAGTTGACCGTAAACGCACGTCCAAACGCTGACAATGCAGCATAGGGACTGGTAGATGAATACTGGATATAAGTCCGGCTGTATTTTGCGGCCTTCAGTTTGGTAGCCAAATCGGTTTCAACCGCCGAGCTCAGAATATCCGCTTCGCTCGAAGTTATAGCCAGGATTCGCGAAACGGTCGCAGACTCGATCGCCGACGAAACGGAGATCAGGTCAGCATCATCCGGATAGTCAGCCACCGGAACGGCCAGATGCAGACCATACCAGGAGTTGTAATCCAGCAACGCGTTAACCGCCTGCAGCAGAGTTTCAGTAGGGCCAGATTCAGCCGAAGTGAGGCTATCAATCCAGCGACCAACATACAGTTGCGTCGGACGCGGTGACTGGGAGAACCAGACTACAGCTGCTTTGTATTCCTCACTGTCGACGCCGAAATCATCCCCGATATCTGCCGGATCGGAATACAGGCGCAGACGCTCGGTGATAGGAATAACAGTGGAATTACCCAGAATCAGCATCGAACCGAAATTTCGGCCCTGCGCAGCTCTGGCAGAAAGCGTCACGGTTACGTTGGTGACGCGGTTTAAAGGCAAGCCTTTCGCCATGATCAATCTCCGGTTGAGATCGCGACATTACCGTCGACGATAGATTTAATGTTGTATGTGCGCGTGACTTTGCGGCGTATCTTCACCGTGATGTCATAACGGCGTAGCCACTGCTGGTTGATAAGTTCAGGAAAGGGGGTGATGGAACTGACATCGCCTAATGTCAGCCCCATCCGATTTAGTTCGGAGTTATTCTGCTCAACAGATATCCCATCGCGGAAAATAGAGGCAAACTTCATTCCTGAAGGACCGTAAAATGATGCCATTGCGACAAATGTTTCGTGTCTCCATAGCTCTGTTCCGGAATCTGTTTGCCTGATGAATGCTGGATTATCATCAATGGGCCATTCGATGATGCCAAATGCGCACCAGTTCGTTTCAACTGGCAGCAGTGGCGGTTGATCTTTCTGCCAGCGCGGGCGAACCATCCCAGCAGGCAAGCCGGAAACGTTGCGCATCCACTGGCTTAACAGCCTGTCTAGCGCTTCGTCATAATCCGGATCGCCGCTGGTGGGTGTCAGCCAGCCGCGCGCTGTGCTGGTGTTATTGCTCAACGGGAGTACCCCCATCAAACGGCAGCAGCTCGCAATGCGCCTGTACAAAGCCGGCGCCATATGCGGTGTACGGGTCGACGAACGTCACACGATAATCACGGTTCTGATACGTCACGATATCGGCATCACGGCCAGTCTGCCCCTGCGTGAGTCGCTCAGTCGTCACGATAAGGATTGCTCCACTGATAACCTGCCCGGACTGCATGCGGCGGTTTTCCAGTGAACGGTCAACGGTAACAACCCCGGCAAACTGCGTTTTAACTTCGCTGTCGCTACCAATCCCGTTTTCGTCCACTGTTTGTACCCGACGCGTTACCCAAAGGTTGAAGTTACAAAAATCCGGGTCGAAAAGAACATCGGTTACATCAAGAGTCGGCATCTTTATCCCTCACTACATGGGTTATTGAGGCGAGATATTTGCCAGTATCGTAAAGAGGCTTAGCCAAAGTGGTGCCCGGAGATTCACCAGCAGCACGCCGCGCAAGTTCCGCTTTCGCACCTTTACGCCCACGGCGCGCACGCGCTTCAACGGTGCTATCTGCAAGCGGAGTAAAATTGGCAGCTTTGATGTGATTTTTCACCCCTCTTGCAGCCACTGTACCTGCGCGGTTGAGTGCTCTTTCCACTCCCGCCGCATGACCATCAAGCGCAGCCTGTGCCGCAGCTTTAAGCTGTGGCATCGTCTGGTCTTCAACTGATTTAACGCCGGGTACAAGATGCGGACGTGGTGGGATGTTTTGTGCAGGTGAACCGTATTCGTTGATATACCCAATCCCGGCATTACCGAACGACACATCATCCCGATCGCTGTCTTCCGCAGGGATACCGACCAGCACATCCTTTTTGGTTAGCGACTTTAGCGCATCCAGTATTGCCTGAGCGTTATCAACCCTCGTTGTTACACCGCTTTTGAAACTCATAGCTGGCGTCCCCCTGCACCGAACATCGTGATCAGCTGATAAAATTCAGCGCCATACCGGGTGTTATTCCAGAAGCCTGCGTCAGGGTTTAGCATCGCGCTGGTGTCATAGCTGACGCTTACCTTGTCAACGTACTTGGAGGACTGAACACCATTGGTTGAACCGCCCGGACCGCCAACCAGCATCGCCCGGCTATCTGCCGCCCAGAGCGTCATATAGTGCGCAACGAACAACTCGGCAAAGTACGGAAACAACTTTTTGCCGGTGACGTTTTCGCTCAGTAGTTCATCGGCCAGATTTAGACGGAACTCGATTTGGACGTCGGGATATTTTGCCGGGTCAGCAAACTGCGGGAAGTCGCGGCGAAAATCACTTACTGTTGGCAGGCTTTGATTCTTTGGCATCTTTCGCCCCATTACCGCCAGTCCGGGCGGAAGTAATCTGCGCCTGCAGGCTGTCGTTCTGCTCCTGCAGCTTGAGCAGAGCGTCTTTCAGATCGGCAATCAGTTTATCTTTATCGGCAATCTGCGCCTGAAGGCTGTCAATAACGGGTTGCTGGTCATCAGTTTCATTCGATCCGCTTTCGGAAAGCTCAGCGTGCGCCCGGGTAAACCAGTGCGACGCGACCTCTTCTGGTACGTTATGCCGTCCCCGGCCAAACTCCTGTTTTGACTGATCGCCGAGCGTCAGCGTAAACGGGGTGTGAACATGGATGGTAACCAGCTTTTCTTTCACCATTTTTAGTTTCCTTCTGGCCCCTTTCGGGGCCATTCTGGTTATCAGATACCGTCCACGTAGGACAGGGTTTCTTTGTACACTGGCTCAACCGCACCGAGCTTGCCGTAGTAGGTCGCAATCTGGTACAGACCACGATACTGAACAGGAACGCTTTGCAGCGGAACCATTGGATAGCGGACGTATTTCTTATCGTTGGTGTAGGCGACCATACGGTCTTTACCGCCAACCCCGCGCCCTTTCAGCCATTTTACCGCTTTGATTTCCAGCGGAACGCCGTTCTGGTGGAAAGCGATAGTGTTCACAGCCAGATAGGTCAGCAGTGACTGGTTACCCGCTTCGGAAACCTTACGGCTCGCCAGCAATGAATACTGCTCTGGCGGAATGCGCAGATCAGAAGGCACGACGGAATAACCGGATGCTGCCCAGGCATTCGACAGAATGCTGTTTACGCTGTCGAGGATCTCATCGTTGGTGGAGTTAGCCCAGGTCTTCGTTGCGTTGTTCAGCGTCACACCAACGAGATTCGTCAGACCTTTCAAACCAAGCGCTTCGTCTCCGACGTAAACCTGTTCGTCGTTATCCATCTGCCATTTAAGCTGCATCCCGTCGTACTTCTGAGTGTCGATCGGACGGCCTACCTGCTGCGCCGCAGCCAGCTCAACAACAGTCCATCCCAGCTCCATCCCCCAAAGGTTCAGCGGATTGCCGTCTTTACTGATATCAACATTAACGCCAGCAATGGCAGTTGAATCTTTGCCTACCCAGTTTTTACCATTCGGATTAGCGCCAGAACCCGCCACGCCAAAACTGGTATTCGTCCAGCTGGAAATGTCATCTGCGATAGAGACGTCTTCGCGCAACTGGATATCACGTGTCCAGGTATAACCCACCAGTGGCAGATTCAGCCCCTGGTCGAGTCGCTCCAGCTCCCCGATGAGAAAGGCACCGGAGCTATCAACGGTTGCCTGATCAAAAGTAATCATTCGTCTGTTCCTTAAATCTTCCAGGAGATTTCTGCGTTGCCGTTAGCGTCACCGGCCCCCGTAAAAAAAGCATCAGGTAACGCGGCTGTTTTGCCTGTCACCTCTGCCGCCGTGATCCCGCCAAGTGGAACCGGGATGGAAGCATCGGCTGATACCACGATGTACACCACGCCCCCTTTTTTAACGGACGAAGCATCAGCACCCACGTTTACCGTCATGTACCCACGCTTCATGGCGTCGCCCGGGAAATTCTTATCAGTACCCACCTGGCGAACCATGTCTGGTTGCGATGTGGTCGGATACGGACGAACGTAGATACCCTTCACCTTGTCGACGGTGTCACCCTCCGCCAGCGGCACGAAAAAGCCGTCAGCGTCGTATTTGCCAGCCAGACCATACGCTGCGAAGGCGTTATCGGATTTAAGGATCACCGGTTCGACGGTTAAGTCCTGCGGGCGAGAGATAGCCCCGGCAATGCCAACAGGCATCCGGTACAGATATGCAGTCATTGGATTATCCTTTGCGGTTAGACCAGAAGTCGGCGTTTTGTTTGTTCAGGGAAGCGATGCTGGTCATGCCCATGCCTGGACGTTGTGCATCGCCCGTGGTGCTGCGGGTGTTTCTCCCTTTTGCAATCTCAGATACGGCGTTAAACGCCATATCAACCGATTGTTTAGGTAATTTGCGGATATCAGCGTCACCGACAACCTGGCGAACCAGTGTTTTGTCTGCTGCCGCCAGCACATCACGTTTAAATGCGGTCGGTTTCACCTTACGGCTCAGATCGATACCCGGGATAATGACTTCAGCGCGATAGGCAGAATCACCAGTAATCGTGGTTTCCTCTTCGTTGTCCTCGCCGTCGCCGGTCGGGTCTTTCTTATCTTTATCATCAGGGGTGTCAGCATTATCGCCCGTTGCCGTTCCTTCCAGCTTAGCCAGCAGGGCCTTGAGCAGGGTTTTGATATCGTCCTCGCCGTCGCCGGTCACATCTCCGCCCATCTCCGGCTTTTTGTCCGGCAATGGTTGTTGCGGTGAAAGGTTAATGTTGAGATTAACGCCGCCCGGCAGATCACCTTCATCACCCGTTACAGCCGCTGGCGCTGAGTCCAGCAGTTCGTTCATGGTGTCCGAGTCACCTGTTTTGATGGCCGTGCGCATGCGGGTCCACCAGCTTTTCTTTTGATTTGCCATTGTGTCTCTGTCTCCAATTGCACAACGATTTCCGGCTCTGCCCTTAGGGACAAGAGCCACATGGTTTCCGGTAATATCGACCTGCCTAGCTTTGCCCGGTTCGGTCTGCTCGTACTCCGCGTCATAACCACACGACACTTCGCGCAGACCATCCTCGATTAGCTGAATGGCGCTTTCGTCTTTGACTATAAGGTCAGCCAGCATCAAATCAGACTGGTCTCCGGTCCCGCGTCGAACGTTCTGAAGATGCCCGACAGCAAGCTCTTTCCAGTTTTCGGGATTCACCAGCCGCACATTCCCGTTTTCATCTTCAGGATGCAGGATCGTGATGCTCATCCCTTCAAATGAGGCGAGCGTGGCCGGATGGAATACCTGCTCAGGAGACCGCGTTACGACTATCTCACCGAACTTGTCAGGCTTGAGGTTTGGCAGATCAGCAGCGCCGTAAAGCTGCTTACCCGTTCGACCTATCGGCACGTCTTTACACAGCAGGGAGCCGTCAGCCAGCTGATAGCGGGTTTCCCCCAGCCGGGTATTGAAAAAATATTTCATGTTTTACCTGCGATTCAGGCGAGATAAGAATGAGGGTTGGGGAAGACGATTTCTTTATAACAGCGGCAGTTCGGGAGCTCGCCAGCGTGACCGGTCATGCCGTCAAGCGTTGGGGGTCGTCCCCATTCGACAAACTTCCCTTCCATCTCCCGATGAGAATGCCGGACGTCGCCATCTTCGGCTGTACGCCAGATATAACCATTCGAGCCGATTGACAGCGCACGCGCCTGATCGAGCGCGCCGGTTGCACGTCCAAGCTCGGTACGGGCGATAAGGTTCGCTCGTGAGCGTGACACGTCACCGGACGCTGCTATCTCTTTTGCGAATGGTTCAGCGCGCCCGCCAGTCACAACGGCCTCGATGGCCTTGTTCTGAATGTCATACACCCGATCGGCGGCCTCAAGCGGCAGCGATTTGATGTACTTAATTTGCTCGGCAACAATGGATTTCATCACCTGGCCTACCGGGGCGCGGTCGACCATGTTGCGCAGCTCTGCGCTGATGTTCCGGCTGTGCTGACGCCACTGTTTTTCATTCTGGCGCACAATGTCGGCGGTAAAGTTCTCAGCAACCTTCGTCGCCCACGGCGTTATAATTTCGCTGTAGCGCTCCAGGGCCTCCATGATTTCGGTGACGCTATCGTTTGAACCATCGTAGTGCCCATTTACGATATCCCCGACCGCCCGCGCTATCTGCCGTAGGCTCGTTCGATATCGGATCTCCGCCTGTCGGCTCTGGCGGTTTGTCGACAAGTTCGCCGATGTCGGGCGGCGCTTCGTCTTCGGCATTCTCGATATCCTCGTCGGTAATGGATGCACCGATGCCAGTAACATCGGAGTTTTCACGCAGGTCGGTCATAGCGGCTTTGGTTGTCATCAGACCTGCATCCAGCGCATTGACAATCGCCGTGGTGGTATTCACAGCCACCGTTGAGCGGTCCACATCTGACATCTGCCATAGCGGGTTAAACTCAAACGTGAAATCGTCCGGCAGCGGCTTACCGAGCTCCGAGCGATGCATAATGTCCAGCACCCGGCGTACTGGCAGGCGTAAGCGACGTTCCTGCAATGAACTGACCCGGTCATAATAGTTGGCAAGGTCTGCGTCACCCGTTGAGAAACCTTTAGGGGACTGCCCGAACAGGCGCACCAGTGGAATGCCAACAGCACCGCTAATCTGCTCGGCGAATTGCGAAAGAATGTCATCCAGACCGCTGAAACTGTACTGGTGGGTTTCGAAGGTATCCTTGGCATCCATTAGCGTCATGCCTTCATTGCTCTGAAACTGGCGGATCAGATCAATGTTTTTCAGCAACGCCTCGAATGCCGGGCCGCCCAGTGCAATAAGCTCACGGAGTTTTTCCACTTTGTAGGTCCGCAGATGCGCTTTGTAGACCAACTGCGCCGCACCGACAGTGGCGCTGTCAAACGCAGTAAGCCGATCCCAGATACGCTCTACAACCGACATTCCCCATTCGTTCTCGGTCATCTTCTGCTGGAATGGCAGCGTCACCCCATCGAAGCGAATCAGGCGACTGTGGTGAATACGCCAGGCGGGGATGCCCGTTGCGGTGGTCACCACATCATAAAGCTCAGGCTTGCCGAGATTCGGCCCCATTTCTTTAATGCGACGGGTCAGTACCGGGTTAATCATCCAGCGGTCAAGCGGAAGAATCCCCTTAAACTTGCCTTCACCAATGGTTTCGAGCCGTAGCGGGGTCATGGGCGCCTGACCTTCTATCATGATGAAGCCCACCGCGCCGCCGTAGAGACGAGACCATTTCAGTACGTCGTTCAGCGCATCCCAGATTTGCAACTGATCCAGTTGCGCTTCGAGAGTGCCACGGTCTTTTGCGTCAATCTCAGAAGTGATGCGAATGCCTTTGCGGGTCATGTCGTCGGGGATAGCATCTACCGCTTCACCGATGAGCCAGGATGAGCGATAGGACCATTCCACCAGCATACGGTTGCGGCTGGTGAAGTTCGCCCGGTAGGTCGATGCGGAGTGCTGGTTAGGCGTCTGCATCCCCACGCGGGCGACAAAGTTCTCGTAGCCGTCGGCCGTGGCCTGCACCGTTCGTCGCGAGGCTTGTTTGTTTCGTGCCATCAGGCCTGTCTCCCTAGCAGCTCCCAGATGTTGAGGGCTGAATTCATTGGCGCGTAGCTGATCATCACCGAGTCGGCGAGGTTCGGCGACCTGGTGCCGTCAGGCTGTTTATCCACAACGATTTTCCCCACGCCGTTAATGGAGTAGGTTGGCTGCGAAAGCTCGATGATGAGTTTGTCTTTGCTCTCCATCGTGCTGCTGATGGAGATAATTTCGTCCGGGTTATAGGCCATACCCTCAACAACGGCGCGGTAGGTATTCCGGAAGAGCTTGCGTAAGTACCACCAGCTCTGTGCCTTGGCGTTGGCGAAGAAATCCTTGTTCAGGCGTGCGGCCTGCCCATTGTCGCCCCGTACGGCTTCGTCATCAGGATCGAATACCGCGCCGCTACCGCGAAACGGTGTGGCAAGTATTGGCGGCCTGCGGGCGGCTTTGCGTAACTCGTTAATGGCGCGCGCATCGCCGCGAACGCCAGCGCCCAGACCGTCCTCGTCGAAGCGAAACTCTTCGAGGTTATCCTGTTCACAAAAACCGAAGACCTTCTCAACAGACTGGTAAATGTCGCTGCCCACGCCGGACCATTCCCGCACGTTCTCCAGAAGAAAACCGTGACGGGTCGAAAAGGCGTTTTTGTCCCGACCTTCGTCGGCGACGTCCATCGCCCCCAGTCGTTTGCAAGTTGGCTGGATGCCCAGCCTGATATGTGCATCAACAGCAGCCTGTACCCAGTCAGAGGGGATCAGGACACCTTCCGCTGATGCGCTGTAGTTCAGGTCAAGCTCCTGCGCCACTACCACCGGATTGTCGATTTTCTCGCATTCCCTGCGATACCACTCATCGTCCTTACGGGGGTCGCTGCGCCAGTGGAATGTGAATACCGGTATCTTTCCGCCGTGTCGTTTCTGCGCAAAAGGGTTCGCCATGCCGTTGACCGAACTCAGGTCAATACGGCAACGGGTGGTTTGCGATAACGCCGCATCAATCAGTAGCGGGCGTTGCAGAAATGCAGCCTCATCCACCAGATAGAGTGTGGTTCGGTCACCACGTCCAATATTGTCACCAGCCTCGCCCTTGATGACCGCGCCTGTCTCAGGAAATTCAACACGCATGTACGGCGCATGCTTCTTCTCATTCCACGCCCCACGAAACTCGACGGGCAGCGTCTCTACAAACTTGCGCGCCTTCCAGAACAACGCCTTAGGGTCACCAGTACTGTCGACATATTCCTCTTTACGGGAACCAAAGCCGATGACCATCTCTTTGTTAAACAGGCAAAGCGAACAGGCCATCCCGATCGCCGTCCAGCTCAGCCCCATTTCACGGGATTTTTCGGTGATACCGTTCTCCCGCTTGCCCCAGCGTTCCATAATCCAGTGAATCCACTCTTCCTGTTTCGGGAATAGCAGAAAAGGGATGGTGACCGGCAGGCCATAATCGATATTACGCGGGTCCGTCGTCATGCCCCAGTCGATGATGAACTGAGCCGGGTTAGTACGATAAAACTGCTTCAACGCGGGCAGCATCTCAGGATGCTGGCGAATGCGCTGTAAGCGTTCCATCCGCCATTCAAACACCATCTGGTAATCTGGATGTTTGAAATCGAAGGAGAATGGTAACGGCATAATTAACCCATCATTTTTTTGTATAGCTCCGCTGCCTGATCAGTTGTCAGATCAGTATTTTTTCCTGGTAGAGGCGTTTTTTCTGGTTCACTGGCAGTACCTATACTCCATGCTTCTCTCTCCAGGCCGATCAACGTTTTCAGACTGTCGCTCAGGTCTTTCAGAGATTTCACACGGGAAGGCAGACTGATGACTTTTTGATAAGTTTCATTGAGCCGGTCACGGCCTTTATCGTCAGGATCGAACATGATGTTACCTAGTTGCTCCAGCGCCCCCACATCAGCACACTGCGCACCAAGTTCATCAAAAAGCGTGTTTGTGAGTTCCCGGGCCCGGCGAATATCGCCCCGGTGCTCCATGCGTACCGAGGCTATTACCTCCGCTGTGGCTTCTATCAGTACGCGTTCTGTAAGTTCCGTTTTGGTGCGTACCGTTTTGCGTACTTCCTGTTTGCGTACCAGATCGTCAGCCTTTTGCTGAATCCTGGCGTTAAGATCACGGGACCAGTCATCACGCTTTGCGCGCTTGCGGATAGCACCTTCACTAATACCATGATGTGACGCAATTTCACGGAGGGACATCACTCCGGCCCGGTATGCCGTCTCGATGGCCTCCCAGTCCGGTTTTGCCATATCTGATCACCTGCCTGTTTGTCATTATCGCAGACACTCAAGGAATGCCTGCTGTAATGCTTACTTACGTAGCTGTTCCAGTAAATCCTTCTCAAATATCCCGGTACTTTTACACTCCACCGGATTCACCTTATCGTTACCGTCGGCAGTATCCAGTCCGGCAGTGCCTGTCACCATTACCGAAACATTACTGCCTTCACCGGCACTCCAGACCTGCGCGACGATACGGTAATGCTCCTGGATATTTTGTGTCTGCGGTAACAGTGAACAGTCCAGATACAACGAACTCAGTTCCGGGTCATCCCCTGTACCGGCGATAATCCCTGTGGTCTGGTCGTTAACACTGGCTGTGATGGCCTTCTCCCTGAAATACAGCGCCACGGCATTCAGCAACTCATCCGGTTTACGGTTACCGATGAATAAGGTTGATATCTGTTCGCTCATCCCTAGCTGCTGCCCGGCCTGGCTGTCCTGCTGTTGCTGCCCTCCTGTTTTAACCGGACCATACACAGTAATGCAGCCGCCAAGACAAAGTGCGGCAGCGGTGGCTAATATACGGCGCATAGTCATTACCGATAATAAAGCGTTGTACAACCGGCGAGGGACACACATACCAGGGCCAGTACGAATAATTTTGCCTTCATTAATTTTCCTTGTTATCAGGTTTCAGTTCTGCCCGGTCACTTTGTCCCAGGTACGTTCGCATGTGCTTCCGGCGACATAACGCTCATCAGCCTCTTTTGCGAACTTTCCCGCCAGATCGTCAGCTTCGCCAAGCAACTGGGCGAGCAGTATTCCGGTCTCGGCTTTTGCCTGGCTTGCTGCGGCAAGAGCGGAAAGCCTGCCGGTTTCACTTCCTGCAAGTTGCCGTTGTACTGCTGCGAGCTGCTGTTGCAGCCCACCGCGAGCACGCTCAGCAGCATCAGCATCGGCCTGTATTTTTGCCAGTTCTTCATCAGCTCTTTTCTGTTCTTCATCTGCGGCGTGCTGGCGACGCTGCTCTTTCGCTCTTTCGGTTACTTCACGCTGCAATACGGTGGTCGCATCAGTAAGGTCTCGTTGCGCCCACTGGAATTTCCAGGATGTATCCGCCTTCTGATAACCTCGTGAATAACACCAGTACGCACCAGCACATAACAAAAAAGCCACCAGCAGTATTTCTGCTAATGGCTTCCAGAATTTTTTAAGCAATTTCAGCAGTACTATCATACGAGCACCGATTTTGCTTTCTCAAAGCGCTCCCGCCGATCACCGATGCCGTTCTGCCCTCCGTTGATGATCTGCGTTACACGGACAACATCACCTGAATACATCAGACAACCACGTAATGTGAAATACCATGCAGCAGAACAGGCTGCATGCTTCTCCTGTGTCAGCAACTCTGGTGTGCTGATCAGATCAAGCTTCAGCGCCGCACCGCATTTAGCGTAGTTCTCGCGACCGGTGATTTGAAGCAGGCCACGACCACGATATTTCCAGCCATCATCATGGCTGTTATTCCCCATGCGGCCACCGTAAACCAGATTGGCTATTTGTGGCTGGTGGGCAACCTGGCGACCATCAATACGCCCCAGCATTTCGCACTGATACGGCGTCAGACGTTTACCAAACGTTTTTTTCAGCGCCTCCACCGAATAATTGAAGCTTTCCTTCAGAACAGTAAATCCGGCTGATTCATGTCCCGTTTGTGCAATAAACATGGCCTGATCCAGTGGCGCAGTGATACCGAATTCGCTCATTGCCGCCGTAATATGTGGATACCAGCTCGCAGAAAGCTCGGCGCTGATACCAGCCGCCTGCTGAAATTGTTGTTGATTCATCAGTGCCTCAGTGCATCGACCAGACGCGCCACATTACCGCGAGCCCACAGCACAGCGGCGCAGATAAGGATATTCACCATCACCACCAGCCAGTGGGATGATTCATATAAACCAAAAACAAACCGGAAAGGGACGCTGGCATATACCAGCACCATGACATAGGCCAGTAACGAAATCAGGGGACGGTGTGTCGCATCACCGCGTCGGTAAAACATCAGAACGATGACTATCACCCCACAAATTACGGCATTCAGAACTGCAGAAGGGTCATTTGCTACCATTTGATCCCCCTCCCCTGATACGAGAAAGAATACTGAACAGGCTGTTCAGATCCTGACTGTTAAGAAAAGTGAGAAACTTTATACACATTGCAGAAATAATCACTGCGCCAAGTGCATCCAGTGGTTTTTCATAATGCGTTATTGCCGCAAGCTTAGTACCTATCAACCCGGCGCCAAGCACTCCCACAATAAATGATGTAATAAAATAAGCGACCAGCCTGATGCGTCCGATGTTGGTTGCCGTGGCGACATAAAACACCGCGCCGGCAAAAGCACCGAATACCACACCATAATCGGTTCCGGTTGCCAGACCGAATACACTGGCCCCCATTAATCCACCAGCCAACACTGTCGCACTGGATACAGGTTCGGACATTCATCCCCCTCTGGTTATGTGGGTCCTCTCAGTTATGAGGGGAAATAAAAAAGGCTGCCTGATGGCAGCCCTGATAAGGTTTAAGTCATTTAAACTGGCGGCTGTAACGGCCCAGACAGTACTTCTGCTTCACCGTTATGGCAGATATCATCACCCCTTGTCAGATGCCAGACACCGACAATAAGCTGTCCTGATTCCAGATCGTCAACTGTGTCATTCGTATAGTATGCCACCTGAGCAACACCGTTATGCTGAATCCAGTAATACCCTTCTTTCATTCACACCTCCGCAAGACTAAGCAAATAGTATAAGGCGAAGCAGAAAATGCCGCGGTGCAAGAAACCACAACTCAAATCCTGTTGTACAGGCTGCTCTTTCCAGTCATAGCCTCACCACCGATAGCTCAGATGGCGCAGTGTGTGATGAAAAGGGTCAGGCTTCACGGGCTGGATTTATCAACAAAGCACGTAGCGGATGATTCCCGTGAGGCCTGAAACAGAAAAGGCCGCCAAACGGCAGCCTGTGAATATGTGCCAGATAGCGTCTGGCGGCGTATACCCTGCATCTGATACTGTTAAATCGCCAAAAATAACCCCATCAGACAAGAGAGCGAATAAATGGATAAATTTGATCGTCCCAGGCAACGCCTCTTTCTTCAGGGTTTATATGATGCCTATCCTGAAGAATTAACAAATGAACAACTCGAAGAACTGTTATCGACTTTTCCCGACAAAAAAGTTACTACAGCAAACCTTCTGTATCTGGAAAAGCATGGGCTTATATTTAGCGGATTACAAGAAGGCGCTGTTGGATATCACCTGGTGAATCGTCCAGCAATAACCCATAAAGGAATTAACTTTATCCGCGATGACGGTGGGCTTGGAGCGATCCTCAATGTTCAGACAGTTAAATTTCATGACAGTACTATCACCGCCCTGGAAGATATCATTCGTGTTGCAAATCTTCCTGATGAGAAAAAATCCGGGCTGATTTCAAAACTTCGAGAGCTTCCGTCAGATGCCATAAAACATTTGACCCTTCAATTACTGACGAAGGGGGTTCTGAATTTGCCGGCAGCACTTCCGATAATTGAAAAATTCCTCCGCCCGGTGTGAATTCTTTGTCGGGGCGGATCATAGAGAACCGCCCCCATCCAATTAGTGGACCAAGGAAAAACCAGAAATCATGCTGAGCCTCAGTGCTAATGAAAAATCCATTAGGGTGAAAGTGGCATGCGTAAATTTTCATGTATTTCCCCCAGAAACGCAAAAGCCCCGCGGTGTTATCCGCAGGGCTGAATATTCATGCTGGCCGAAACGATTGAACGGATTCCCAGCGTTAGAGTTGATGCTAGACGAAAATTCCGCGAACCTCAATATCTTTTTTCTATAAAAATTGCGATTTGTAGAAATTTAACCTACTTCGTAACTGACTTTAAAGCGCTGTCTGCATAACTTTCTTGCCTGTGACACTCCTCCACCAGCAATTCAAACAGTGGTTGCACGTGATCGTAAGCAGTGGTTTTTTTTACATCCCATACCGTACGAACGCCTTCCAAAACATTGGAGAATTTAAGTCGGGCATAACCTCTCCCCGTGCACCGGTCGCAAACTTTCATAACCGGCGCGCCCTGCTTGTCTGTTTTCTCCTTATCCAGCACCATCCCTTTACCGTGGCAACGACAGGCATTACTGATAACGCCTTTGCCGTTGCATGCTTTGCACAGAACCCGCGCGCTCTCCCGAACTGATTTCCACTCCTCCCAGTACGAGGGGAAAACGCCCTTGGTAACTTTTGCCCATTTTGGTGGCTTTCCGTCCGGGTACTGAATTTTATTGGTGAAAACTTCGACTTCGGTAAAGCCGCTACCATCGCAGCAGTCACATCTGCGCACACTGGCCGCGCTGCGCGCATAATCCTGGTATGCAAAAGCACACATAATTTCGAGCACGCGTCGGCGAACTTTTTCATCGAGTTCTTTAACTGATTTGAAGCGTTGGGATATCTCAACAGATGAATCATAGAGCGCCTCCATCGCCCGGTCTGGGCTACTTATGCCAATCTTTGCCAGGTAGAGATCAAAGCCAAATCCGCACTTCGCGTTAACCAGCCCAAGTGCGGCCATCACGTCAGTTCCGGTCAGGCAGTCGGTGGCAGTCGCCCTCGAGGAGTCACTGTACATCGGTGATTTAGGCGCGAAGTATTTAGCGATTGATTCGAGGTTCATTAGGCTGCTCCTGCTGAATGATAGATACGAACAAAATTACGAAGAATGCGGTAATCCACCAGCACCGATCCCCGGTAGCGGTAAATGCGAAGGCGCTGCCAGCGCGCGCGGAGTATCTCGATCAGTTCTGGTTTCATGCCGCCTCCAGCTTTTTTAGCGCACGCAGATCCGCCAGAGCCGCGAGCCTGATTTCCTTCAGCTCCTCGACCGTCCAGCGGTGCGGGGTGTTATTGTTCTCGAGTGCCAGCACCGCCGCCTCACCGTAACGCTCAACCAGCGCGGTACGATATGCTTCGATGTTCCCTGATTTGTAGACGTTGCAGACATCACACTGAAGATGGATGTTGAAGCGAGTGAAGCGCAGATGCCCCGCGGCGGCCGTAGTCCTGTAATGGCCTGCATGCCATGCGAACGCCGTCTTCGTTCCACAGGAGATGCAACCGAGTCCTTCTGCCAGTTCGGTTTCGCGGCAAATGTCATTTACGGCGCGCTGCGTCAAGCCAATCCAGTGCTTCAGCGGCTTAACCGCGGCTTTCCGCTGGCGCCAGGTGGCGCGTTCTTTTTTCTCAGCGGCGCGCTGAAGGGATTGCGCCTTACGTTGCGCGGCTTCGCGAGCTTTTCTGGTTTGTTCTTTGCCGACGGCGCTGGCGCACTGGTACGAGCAAACGATCTGCCCCTCGCGTATCGGGTGAAACCACTGGCGGCATTCTTTGTTTGCGCACTTACGGCGCGGTAATTTAGCCATGTTCACCCCCAGACCCGGTTACGCCAGCGGTTATCCGGCCTGGCCGGTTTGCTGGAGGTAGGAAGAAACGCGCTAACTGTCCAGGTGGTGTAATCCGGATTGAGGCTACGCTCAGTTTTGACACCGCGTGCCCGATACCGAGCCACCAGCTCATCGGCCTGCTCGGTTGTGCAGTCGTGATGATGGAACCAGGAGTATTTCATCGTCATCACCCCGCAAAGCTCATCAGCTGGGCGGCGGCGTTCTCGGCCTCGCGCTGAGTACGGAATGTACGTGATAAAATCCACCGCCAGAGCACATCAAGCGCGGATTTATACAACTGCTGAAATTCGACCTCATCCATGCTGGAAAAAGCGATGCTGCGGGGATGTTTGCGAAGGGTGCCGTCCGGTAGCTGGATGGCGTCATAGTGACCAGCCTCAACCGTCACCCATGCGCGGTAGGCATCGAATGATTTACACAGGCTAATCCCGTTTGTTACCCGGCGGTTTGCAATCTGTTCCAGATACTGTTCAGCCGCATCCAGTAATGCGCTTTCATTCCCGCCATATGCAGCGAGAAACTTTGCATAACCGTTTACCAGTTTGCGCTCATTGGCAGAAATGGCGCCGCCGGTGGGTTCCCAGTATTCAAACCCAAGATTAAGCAACGCGAAAAAGCGGCGATGGAATGCAGGATTCCTCACCTGACGGAACTCAGCCACCAGCACAGCGCCGAGTTTGATTTTTGATTGCAGAATATCGCTGGTCTCCGGCGTTGCGGGGATCAGAATTCCAGATGACTGCTTGATGAGTTGTAATTCGTGCGCCATGGTGTTCTCCGTGGCGCATAATTGTCAGGTTACTGGTTGTTCAGGCCAGTGCGATAATTATGATTGTGTGCTGATTGTTAAGTCAATTATTAGAGCCCATCTCTCTGACAACTTCCATAATGGTATCCTTAGACCAGTACAAATCATCTCTTGATAGCTTTCGGTTTGTTACAGAACCGTTTTGGGTTGATAGGATATAGCGATCACCTGATGCAAGTCTAAAAGACAAAAGTTCTATTCCCTTAGCATCAGTTATAGTCACCCGCAAATTATCAGCAAGATCTGATAGGACTCCCTCTGCCACGTAACCCCCCTGAGCGACACACGGACGCGGTTAAAAATTGTCGGCAGCAGCATCAAAGGGATACGCAAATTGCGGTATTCTGAAAAATGCGCGCCAGCATTAAGCGCAATGTTAATAAAACCAGTCGTCAGCGCTTTCCCACGTTTCCTGCAGAATGCTCTGTATACGTTTTTTATCGCCATCAGCAGCACCGACGATACTCAGACCATCCTGACTGCCTCGACGGATGGTTAAGTTGCAGTTTTCATACTGATTCTGGAGACGGGTAATTAATTCTTTTTCCAGTGCAGGAACTGCCCCTTCCGGAAGCTGTTTTGTCCGGCTGATAACAAGCTCAATTCTCATAATTCCCTCTACACTTAACCACTGTATATAAACACAGTATACCTGTTAGAAAGAATATTCAAGACATGAATAGCACTTTTTGCAAAAGCTAGCGTGTTGTTTCATATCAGATTTCAGGCGGGAAAACCCGTCGCAGCGTACTCGAGTTTCTGAGTTGTGATATTCACACCGAAGGTATGGTAGAAATAACCATGGCTCTTTTTACGCCATATCAACACTATGAATAAGATGGCAAAACTGAAATGTACAAAACCATATAGAGTTTTAATATGAAAATTTCATCTTCTACGCCTTGTTTAAACTTTGCTCCACAGAAAGAATATTCTGCTGCCGTTGTTCCTCATCCTTCAAAGAATGCCTATGCGGATTACGTTTTGGAGACAGGTAAGCGAATACCGTTTTCCGCCGCAGATTTAAGCAACCTCTACCAAAGTGTCATTTACGCTGTCCACAGTAGTCGTAGCAGGCTCATCGATCAGCACACGGCCAATATGATCGGTAACACTGTACTTGATGCCTTAAGCCGATCACAGACCTTTCGTGATGCCGTAATCTATGGCATCCATAATAAGGAAGTGCAACTTGGCTGCATCACATACAGAAACGAATACGAGATCAACGAAGATTCCCCCGTCGGGGTTGATTCTATTCACTTACTGACGCATAGCGAATTGTATGAATACGAGGCTGGTCAAGAGCCAATTTTACCTATTTGCGAGGCGAGAAAAGATGAACACGAGGAAGCCTATATCAGTTTTAGTGCGGCGCCAGACACTGACTCGTGTGAGATGCCCTCATGGCAGGAAGGGCTAATTCACGAGATCATTCATCATGTTACTGGAGCCGGCGATCCATTAGAAGATGGTAATATTGAGCCAGGACCCACTGAAATTCTGGCACGCCGTATAGCACAAGAATTGGGATGGTCAATCCCTGAGTTCACCGGGTATGCTTCCCCGGATCGTGTAGCTCATCTTAGGACGCGCAATCTTAATGCCCTTCGCCAAACGGCGACACGGCATGAAGATAATGAGGAAGCTTTTTTCGAAAGGCTGGATGTGATTAGCGAAGGATACGAGGCGAGCGCTGATTTCACAGAGTATCCTGTTATGTCTGACATGGTGAAGGAGCTGAACAAACCACATGATTTTCCCGGGTTAGTTATCAATGATAATACAATGGATGCAGACCCAGACCAGATCCAACTGTATCATGGTCAACCTTATATTTTCACCTTCGTAGACAAACATAATCAGCGCTGACGTACCTTTACAGCTATAATCACTACTCATCCATTTTTACAGATAGTGTAGTGGTCTCCATCAAGTTCATCCTCAGTTTTCTCGATGAATTTATTCTTGCGAATCTCAGAAACGCTGACCTCCCGCGCCTCCAGTTCTGCTATGCGCTTACTTCCATCAGCAATAACGCCCTCGTAATACTCACGCTGTTCAGCAATACGCTTCTCTGCGGCTTCAAGCTTCTCGTAGAGAACATCCCAGCTTGTCGAGTTATCCAGAACCAACTTTGTAACTCGCTCTTCACGTGATTTGTAATGCTCCAGCTCATCCAGCAGCGCCAGCACATCCGGGTCGCTCACATCGACGACAGTGACGCGTGATTGCTCGTAGTGGTCATCTGCAATACTGCGGCCTTCTGCGTAGTGGCAACCTATATCATCATATGTCGCGCCCGTGCAGCCATAGGTAATTCGACTGGCAGATATTCGCTGGATTGTCATTTCCTCGCCGCAAATATGGCATTTAGGTACAGGTTTTGGTGAATAGCGCTCACGTAGCGCCTGTTTGTTGATGTTGCTCATTGGGCTCCCCCCTTGTTGATGCTCATTTTGGATGCTCCATAAACCTGCATTACCGGGCTTTTCTCCAGTGCCGGTAGCGCTGAAAATCCGGTTGTCTTGTTGCAGCTATAACGCTTCAGGTCATAATCAATTACTGCCCGCTAGTCACGAAAAACGCCGCACCGCCCGTGGCGGATGAAACCTCCACGCACTAACGCGATCTGCAGATATTTCTCCGCCGTGGTTCGGTGCACGCCGAACATCGCAACGACGTCGTTCGTCGTGATGCGCCCCTGCTCTTTCACCAGACCGATAATCCGCTCAAGAATAATCATCCGTTCGCTGTGTGTTTTAGGTCGGGCCATTTTTAACCCCTTATTTCACGATCCGGAGGTGGCTAACGTTTTTCCGGTAGCTTCCCCAGTCAAAATTCACCCACATCCCTCCGTCCATCTGGAGGCGATCGATAACCCTCGCGCCCAGTGAATCCAACAGCCCCTCGTGGTTAAGATTCGTCAGAACGCCAACAGGTCGCATCGATGAGAGACGGCGATCGATAACCTGATTGAGAATGACCTTCTCACCACTGCTCCCGCGCTGAATACCGACTTCATCCAGTACCAGCAGGTCAACTTTGCAAAGGTCATCAAGCAGGGACGCTTCTGATTGCCCACCGTCGTAGCACTCACGAACCCTGAGCATCAGGTCAGGAATGGTTACCACCAGAACGCTATGACCGCCGGCCAGCAGATGATTTCCGATTGCCGCCGCAAGATGGTTTTTCCCGGTTCCCGGACCACCGCTGAACACAAAGCTCGCAAATCCACTACCGAAGTTCTGGGCATAACTTTTTGCCATCGTGTACGCTTTTCGCTGCCCCTCCCCGCTTACTTCGTAGTTAGCAAACGTACAGCTACGATGGAGATCCTGAATGCCAGATCGCCCGAAAATCTTCTCGGTGCGGGATTTCTGATTCATCCTGTCAAGCTCTTCACTGCGTTTACGCCCTTCGGCTTCCTGCCATGCCCGCCACTCATCAGCAGTCGAGAATTTCGGCTGCACACTGGCTGGGATAATTCTTTTCAGGCGATCAAGCGCACTGCCAGTACCGATTACGTTTTTCATCGTTACCCCCTGAATCCGGTAGGAATGGTTTTGTCTGGCGCAGAAATGTGGTTCACATCTCTGCCAGCTCTTCGGTCGTTGAGAGCGAACTTCGGTTTGAATAGTCCCTGGTAGCCGTTGGCAATGCTTGTGTTGATGACGTTTACCGGATCGTGGCCTTCATCCAGGCACTCCTTCAGAAGCCTGAAAGCTTTTGTTACCGTCAGTTCGGTTTTTATGGGCTTTCCGGATTGCTGGCGGTATGTGACCCATTCGTTCCACGACGCAGCATTCAGCCATTCGGGAACAGGAATACTTAACGGATCAAACTTCACTTTTCCCTTAGGGGGATTAAAGGGGGTTAGATCTTTTATATTTGTCTTTGGAATAATGTCTTTGGTGTTCCCTGTTTTCGGGGATACCCTTCCCTCTTTTCGGGGATAACTATCCCCGTTTTCAGGGATGGCTGAATGGGGTAAAACGCTATCCCTGTTTTCAGGGATAACTATCCCTGTTTTCGGGGATGCCCTTCCCTCTTTTCGGGGATAACTATCCCTGGTTTCGTGGACAGAAATAATCCATGTGGCAATTTCAGCATCAGGAAAAGACACCGGACATTTTGAGCAATGTGGCTTGGAATAAGCCCATTTATCCAGGTTTGCGTTAATCCCTATGTATCTTGTTTGACCAATACGGCGCAGGATAATGATGTTACGATAGGCAAGACTCAGCACCGCTTCGGATACGTGCTTTACCTTCAGTGTTGTCTTATCTGCAATGAGGCTGTTGGCAATACGATCTGATTTTTTCGACCAGCCATAAGTCAGCCGGATAATCGCATTCAAAACACGGAACTCACGCCCCGATAGTTCAACGATACACAAGGCGTCCTGGATCTGATTAGCTAAACGTAAATAGCCATTTTCCAGATCAGCCATACGGCACTCCTGTTGCGTCGGTACCGGCGCAGGGAATTTGTATATTTCAGCGGTATTTGACATACTTAACTCCGCAATTACGCACAGTTTTTGCACCTGAAAGCCGTTGGTGTTCGAGCACCGCGGCTTTCGCCTTTTTGGTTGTTGTCATTTTCAGTCCCACCCCAGTGCATCCGGCCTGGCTCGTTCAGCCCTTAGCCCTGCATCAGCGAGAATCTCTACAGCTGTGAGATAGTTTCTGGATACCAGTACCGCTTCCGGTGGCGCGGCCTGAATCCCAAGAAAAGCCAGCTCTTTCGCCATGTTGCAGAAATATCCCTCAGCTTTACGCCTGCTGACTGTCGACTCGCTGATGCCCATATGCTCGGCGTATGATTTCTGCCCTACTGATGCAAGCCGGTTGAGCAGGACACTCTCTATCTCAACCGGGTTGATTTCTGGTGGGTCTAACTTTCGTGCAATTGCGTTCTCCATGGGTAAATATCCTCTATGGTTATTTGGCTGACGTCTCTTGGCTTGGTAATCCATCTGTTGGGTTTGGGTATGCTGCTGGGTCAATCTCGTGAGGAGTGACTCTCCATTCAAGAATTTCACATAACGGCAGGATGCGACGGGGAGGAATTACTCCTTTTCTCAGCCACTTGCCTACAGCTTGAGACGAGATACCAAAATGTTCGCCAATGCTCATTTGAGTCATGTGGTTACTGATTTTGATTTTTACTTGGTTGTCCATTTGGCTCTCCAGTTCTACGAGTTGGTAGCTGGAGATTATCACGTAAAACTTTAGGTTCCAACATAAATCAATCTAATAGTTCCAATGAATAAAGAAACTGAAGGTTGTAAAATGTGAATATGAACAAAAATCTTCATCCCATTTTCGCCAAGCGTATCCAGCAAGTTCTGGATGAGAACGGCTGGTCTATGGCTGACCTCTCACGGCGCGTAATGCTTTCTCACACATCTGTGAGAAAGTGGGCCTCTGGCATGTCTGTAGCCAGCGGAGAGCGCTTGAAAAGATTATCGGCGGTGACCGGAAGGCCTGAATATTGGTTCTTCATGGAGCCAGGGGATGAAAGTGAAGACGAAAGAGCTGAACCTAAACCCAGAGTCCTTGATGAAAAAGAAGAAACATTGCTTTCTCTTTTCAATCAACTCCCGGAAGCAGAGAAACTGCGTGTTATCCTCCATACAAAAGCAGTCCTCCAAGAGATGGATCTGCTGAAGAACGACGTTTTTGATCTAATTAACGACCTCAAAAAATAGAACCAAAGAACTCATCCATACAGCTAGCACCTCTTTAGGTGCTATTTTCACACCCCGAAATAGAACTTTTGGTTGCAAATTTCACTTTACAAATCGAACCTTTGGTTTTATTGTTAGTTTTATCGACAACAAGCGCATCGTTGTCAGGTTTAAAACGTTCCGCTGGCCGGCGATAAGGCAAACGAGGGTGAGGATGATTGATTTCGCACGTAAACCAGCTCGACAGCAGGCCGTCCTGCTTAACCGGATTGAGGTTTTAATCCGCCGCCTCTGCTACCTGCTGGCGCAGAAAGGAGATCCGGATGCATAACCAAAATACATGCGCTTACCACCTGTGTGGAAAGCCGATTGAGCAAGGCAAAGAAGTAAAAAGTCCCCTTCTCTATCGCAAAGGCTCGCAACTGGCGCGCAAAGAAAAGGAATATTGTTCCAGGCAGTGCGCTGAATACGACCAGATGGCGCACGAAAGTTAAATAGTAGTTCCGAAATATTAAATGAAAAACTCGCCATTAATTTGGCGTGGCTTCTTACACCCTGAATTTAAAACTGGAGAAATTATGGAAATCGTAAAAATCGAGATGAATCTGAAAGCAGTTAATAAGAGCATTGCTTTATTCAATTGCGAAAATAAAGTCTCAGGCGCTGTTCACTCAAATTCAACTGGCGAAACTACTGTAATTCTCGATGGTGGATACGTACTCGGAAAGTTCGACTGTCCTCACTGTGCAGTAACAGCTATTTCACTGCTCATTGTCAAGATTCGCGAAGGTGAGAAGACCGGATACGGCAACTACCAAAAGCACAAACAAACCTTCATGGAACAGGCTTTTGTCACCGTTCATTGAAAAAGCCCACCTAAGTGGGCTGCCCATCCGGTGTCACCGACCAAAGCGAACCGGACCCAACAACCTGATATATCGGGGTGCTTTTAAGGCACCTCCATTCTACACGAATAGAGGACAAAGTAATGAGTGGAACTAATCCTGTATTTTTAGTCCGCAAAGCCAAGAAATCATCGGGCCAGAAAGACGCTGTACTCTGGTGCAGCGATGATTTTGAAGCGGTAAATGCAACACTGGATTATCTCCTGATTAAATCCGGCGCAAAGTTGAAAGATTATTTTAAAGCCGTCGCCACAAATTTCCCCGTCGTTAACGAGCTGCCACCGGAAGGCGAACTGAGCCTCACTTTCTGCGATTACTATCAACTCGCTAAAGACAATATGACCTGGACGCAAATCCCAGGTGTAACCCTGCCATCATCTGAAGCTGCCGCAGCGGCTCGACAGCGCATCGTTGACGGTGTTAACACTGAAACAGGTGAAGTGCTGGAGGACCACAACGAAAATTTTGAGAACAAAGACAGCAGCCCTACCCCGTCCCCCGAGCTAACGGTTGTCGCAACTATGCCCCTCCGTCACCGCGTTCTTGCTCAGTACATTGGTGAAGGTGAGTATCTTTATCACGTCGATGCCTCCCAGAAAAAAGAAATTCTGCGTCTCGAAATGGACACCGATAATTCATATGTCCAGAACCTGCTGCTTGCCGCCGAGAATGTTGAAGCGTTCAAAAAAGCTATTGAGCATGATATTCACAAAGCAGTTAATGCCATCAAAAATGTATTCCCAGTTGACAGAAAAATTCCTGAACTGGGGACTATTATCCAGTTCCTTAAAACATGGTTCGATACCGAACATATCGATCGTGGTTTGCTCGTTAAGGAGTGGGCGAAGGGTAATCGTACATCGGCTATTCAGCGCACTGAAAGTGGCGCGAACGCAGGCGGCGGCAATAAGACTGATCGTCATCCTGATGTAAAGCATAATTTTGACGTTCTCGACATTGAAATAGCACTCGCCACTCTGCCTATGGATTTTAATATCTATGAGCTTCCTGGTAGCGTTTACCGCCGCGCAAAAGAGATCGTTAAGAAAAAGGAAAGTCCATTCAAAGAATGGTCCGCAGCACTTCGCGCAACGCCCGGGATCCTGGATTATTCCCGCGCCGCTATTTTCGCGCTGATCCGAAGCGCCCACCCTGAATATTATCAGTATCCAGGGCGCCTGAGGGGTTATATCAATGCCAATTTAACGGAAAGCAATCACGAGAAACCTACTGCAGAGACTCTTGCTGCCGCCCGTCACACACCGGAAAAAGATGCAGTAGAAGAAGCCAACCGACAGCTGGCTGCCGAACGCGGTGACTTCGTTCCTGGTATAAGCGACCCAAACGATCCGAAATGGGTGAAGACAGGGACAAGCCAACCGGCATCTGAGCCCGAGCTGGTTAAAAATGTTGGCAACGGGATTTTCGACGTGTCCGCTTTAATGCAGAACTCATCAACTTATGGCACAAAAACGGCTCCGGAGGCCACCAGCAGTGTGCAGGTTCAAGAAATTGTCAGTGATGAAAAACAGGCTGGTGATGCGATGCAGGCAGGCGAAAACGATCTGGGGAATGGTGAAAAAGCAGATACCATAGAGAACCAGAGTCAGGCTGAAACGCACCAGAATAACACTTCAGTGAGCCAATCTGAGCCTGAGGAGCAACAAAACGTGCCAGATTCGCCACAGGAAAAACCAGAAGCGGCCTGGCCGGAATACTTCGAGCCGGGCCGCTATGAAGGTGTACCGAACGAGGTTTACCACGCTGCCAACGGGATCAGCTCAACTCAGGTGAAAGATGCGCGCGTGTCGCTGATGTACTTTAACGCACGTCACGTTGAGAAGACCATCGTCAAAGAGCGCTCTCCAGTACTTGATATGGGCAACCTGGTGCATACGCTGGCGCTGCAACCTGAAAACCTAGAAGCGGAGTTCAGCGTGGAGCCGGAGATCCCTGAGGGTGCTTTCACCACCACCGCCACCCTGCGCGAGTTCATCGACGCGCACAACGCCAGCCTGCCAGCGCTGCTGAGTGCTGACGATATCAAAGCGCTGCTGGAGGAGTACAACGCCACCCTGCCCGCGCCAGTACCGCTGGGCGCCAGTCTGGAAGAAACAGGCCAAAGCTACATGGCGCTACCTGCTGAATACCAGCGCATTGACGCAGACCAGAAACAAACAGCCGCAGCCATGAAGGCCTGTATCAAAGAGTACAACACCACCCTGTCTACGCCGGTTAAAACGAGCGGCAGTCGTGACGCGCTTCTTGAGCAACTGGCAATAATCAACCCCGACCTGGTCACGCAAGAAGCGCAAAAATCGGTGCCGTTGAAAGTATCTGGCACAAAGGCCGATCTGATTCAGGCCGTGAAATCAGTAAATCCGGCAGCGGTATTCGCCGACGAATTGCTGGATACGTGGCGGGAGAACCCCGAAGGGAAAGTACTGGTCACCCGCCAACAGCTCAGCACCGCGCTGAACATTCAAAAAGCCCTGCTGGGGCACCCGACCGCCGGCAAATTGCTGACTCACCCAAGCCGCGCTGTCGAGGTGAGCTACTTTGGGATTGATGAGGAAACCGGGTTGGAAGTCCGGGTACGCCCTGACCTTGAGATCGATATGGGCGGCCTGCGCATTGGCGCCGACCTGAAAACTATCAGCATGTGGAACATCAAACAGGAAGGCCTGCGTGCGAAGTTGCACAGGGAAATCATCGACAGGGACTATCACCTGAGCGCGGCTATGTACTGCGAAACCGCCGCACTGGATCAGTTCTTCTGGATATTCGTCAACAAAGACGAGAACTACCACTGGGTCGCCATCATTGAGGCGTCCACCGAACTGCTGGAACTTGGCATGCTCGAGTACCGCAAAGCGATGCGTGCAATAGCGAACGGTTTCGATACTGGCGAATGGCCTGCACCGATTACCGAAGACTACACCGAAGAACTCAATGATTTTGATGTGCGTCGCCTTGAAGCGCTGCGCGTACAGGCATAAGGGGAAAATCATGGAAAACACAAACATTGTTACCACTGAGCAGCAGGCACCAAACACCATTTCTGCCAGTAACGCGATTTTTAACGTTCAGGCACTGGGTCAGTTAACGGCTTTCGCTAACCTGATGGCAGACTCACAGGTGACGGTACCGGCACACCTTGCAGGGAAACCAGCCGACTGTATGGCTATCGTCATGCAGGCTATGCAATGGGGCATGAATCCTTACGCTGTGGCGCAGAAAACACACCTGGTTAACGGCGTTCTTGGTTACGAGGCACAACTGGTCAACGCAGTAATCGCCAGCTCCAGTGCCATTCATGGCCGTTTTCATTACCGCTATGGCGGTGACTGGGAGCGCTGCACCAGAACGAAGGAAATCACACGCGATAAAAACGGGAAAAACGGAAAGTACACCGTCACTGAGCGCGTTCGTGGCTGGACGGATGAGGACGAGATCGGCCTGTTCGTTCAGGTTGGTGCCATTCTGCGAGGTGAATCTGAAATCACCTGGGGAGAACCTCTTTACCTCTCCGGCGTTGTTACCCGCAATTCTCCGCTATGGGTTTCAAACCCTAAACAGCAAATTGCCTATCTGGGCGTTAAATATTGGGCTCGCCTGTACTGCCCGGAAGTGATCCTCGGCGTGTACAGCCCTGATGAGGTTGAGCAACGAGAAGAACGCGAGATTAACCCTGCTCCAGTCCAGCGCATGAGCGTACAGGAAATCACCAGCGAGGTTAGCACCAGGACCAGCGCGCAGGAGTCGGCAGCTAACGTTGATGCTGTTGCCGACGATCTTCGCGAACGCATTGATACAGCAAGTTCCGTTGATCAGGCAAAAGCAATCCGTGCGGATATCGAATCACAGAAAGCGTTGCTGGGTACTGCGCTGTTCACCGAATTAAAAAACAAAGCAGTGAAGCGCTATTACCAGGTCGATGCACAGAACAAAGTCGAGGCAGTGATCAACTCAATTCCAAACCCTGGCGAACCGGAAGCCGCAGAGATGTTTGCTAAAGCTGAAAGCACGCTTGGCGCTGCTAAACGTCATCTTGGCGACGAACTGCACGATAAGTACCGCGTCACCCTGGACGATATGAAACCGGAATACATCGGCTAATTGCATCGGGAGGGGTTACGCCCTCCCGCCTGAGGAGGTTTTATGCGCCTTATAAATCGCAGTAAGCAATCGCCATTGGGCCGTCGCGCATGTGATGTTGCACTGGCTGCACACCATGAGAAATTCGGCGATTACGGCAGACAAAAGCACGTTACCAATTACACCGTTGTAGTGGATGGCGTAAAGGTTCCTGTCGAAGTAGTTAACCGGGCCACCAGCTACGTAGCCACCGCAATGATCGGCGTCCGGAAACTTAGAAATCTGCCCGCACAGGCAAAATGAATATTAGCGATGGCCCGCTGCGGGGCCACTGGAGAAAACGATGAGCAACATTATCCAACTGACGCCAAACAAGTGGGTTAGCGAAAAAGTTCTGATTGCGGTTACCGGGCTTAAGCCCGGAACCATTACCCGCGCCAGAAAAGAATCCTGGATGCTGGGCCGCGAGTACCTGCACATTTCACCAGACGGAAATCCGAAGCCTTCGAGCGAATGCATATACAACAGAGAAGCCGTTGATCAGTGGATCGAGGCGCAGAAAAAAAATCAACCAGGTGCGAAGACAACATGAAAAGCAGTACACTCGTCAATGCTCCTGGACGTCAGGAGGGATTAATGGCTAATGCATCATACCCGACAGGCGTCGAAAACCACGGCGGTTCGCTCCGCATCTGGTTTCTGTATAAAGGTAAACGTGTCAGGGAAAACCTTGGTATCCCTGACACTGCAAAAAATCGCAAGATAGCTGGCGAACTGCGTTCTTCGGTTTGTTTTGCGATAAGGATGGGGAATTTTAACTATGTGGAAAAATTCCCAAACTCACCGAACCTTGCCCGGTTCGGTCAGGATAGAAAGGAAATTACTGTGCTGGAGCTTACCGAAAGATGGTCCGAGCTGAAGAGAATGGAGATCAGCTCTAATACCATGAGTAGGTACGAATCTATCATAAAAAACATGCTTCCACTCATCGGCGAAAACAAAATGGTTTCTGCGGTGACTACTGAGGATTTGCTGTATGTCAGGAAGGAGTTGCTGACGGGCTTTCAGGTAATGAAGAAGGATCACCGGACTCAGGTTAAAGGCCGGAAATCGTCCACAGTGAATAATTACATGATGCTGATGGCCGAGATCTTCCAGTTTGGAACAGATAACGGCTATGCAAAGGAAAACCCGTTTAGCGGAATTAACCGTCTCAAGAAAGCGAAAGGGGAACCAGATCCACTCACGACAGACGAGTTCATCAGGTTTATCCAGGCATGCGGCCACCAGCAGATGAGAAATCTCTGGTCACTGGCAGTCTATACCGGAATGAGGCATGGGGAGTTGTGCGGTCTGGCCTGGGAAGATATCGATCTGCATGCCGGGACGATCATTGTGAAGCGCAACCTTACCCAGACGGATGAGTTCACCCTGCCAAAAACCGACGCAGGTACTGACAGGGTGATATATCTCATTCAACCAGCTATTGATGCCCTGAGGAATCAGGCCCAGTTGACACGCCCTGGCCGGCAGTTTGAGGTTGAAGTGAAGTTGCGGGAATATGGACAATCTGTCATTCAGCCCTGCACGTTCGTATTCAGCCCTCAATGCGTCAAACGTGGACCTCGCACAGGATATCACTACGCGGTTAATTCCATTAATAAAATTTGGGCCCCGATAATCAAGCGTGCCGGCATTCGTTACCGTAACGCGTATCAGTCACGACATACCTATGCATGCTGGTCATTATCAGCTGGTGCTAACCCAAACTTTATAGCAACGCAGATGGGGCATACCGATGCACAGATGGTTTACAAGGTGTATGGAAAGTGGATGTCAGAGAAGAGCGCAGAACAGGTTTCTCTGCTCAACCAGGCACTTTCCCGCTATGCCCCATCACTGCCCCAAAGCATGGTAGCAGCGCAGTAGAAATCCTTAAATTCAAGGGGTTAGCAGTCGCATCGCTACATTTTTATAACATGGGGCACGAAATGCGCTCGACCCTAAAGACAGCTTATGGTGTGATCGGGGTTCAATAAATCGCTAAACAAGGTATACTCCAGCGGTTTTCTTAGTTGTTTATTGTACTAAACGCTCCCGTGAGAGGACGCAACAGCGCACCTATGACACAATTCGCTTCTCCTGTTCTGCACTCGTTGCTGGATACAGATGCTTATAAGTTGCATATGCAGCAAGCCGTTTTTCACCACTACTATGATGTGCAGGTAGCGGCTGAGTTTCGTTGCCGTGGCGACGACCTGCTGGGTATTTATGCCGATGCTATTCGCGAGCAGGTGGACGCGATGCAGCACCTGCGCCTCCAGGAGGACGAGTTCCAATGGCTCTCCGGCCTGCCCTTTTTTAAACCGGATTATCTGAACTGGTTACGCGAGTTTCGCTATAACCCAGCTCAAGTCTGTGTCACCAACGATAACGGCAAGCTGAATATTCGCTTAACCGGCCCGTGGCGTGAAGTCATTATGTGGGAAGTGCCGCTGCTGGCTGTGATCAGTGAGCTGGTTCATCACTACCGCTCGCCAAACGCGGGCGTTGATCAGGCGCTCGACGCGCTGGAAAGTAAGCTGGTTGATTTCACTGCGTTAACCGCCAATCTCGATATGTCCCGCTTCCACCTGATGGACTTCGGCACCCGCCGCCGTTTCTCTCGTGAAGTGCAGCAGGCGATAGTTAAACGTCTCCAGCAGGAGTCATGGTTCGTCGGCACCAGCAACTATGATCTCGCGCGTCGCCTGGCGCTGACGCCGATGGGCACTCAGGCGCACGAATGGTTCCAGGCGCATCAACAAATCAGTCCGGACCTGGCGACCAGCCAGCGTGCCGCGTTGGCCGCCTGGCTTAACGAATATCCGGACCAGCTTGGTATCGCATTGACAGATTGCATTACAATGGATGCGTTTTTACGCGATTTCGGCATTGAATTCGCCAGCCGTTATCAGGGGTTACGCCACGACTCAGGAGACCCTGTCGCATGGGGCGAAAAGGCGATTGCCCATTATGAAAAGCTGGGGATTGATCCGCTGACAAAAACGCTGGTCTTTTCAGATAACCTTGATCTGCAAAAGGCGGTCGAGCTCTATCGCCATTTCGCCTCTCGCGTGCAGTTAAGCTTCGGCATCGGTACCCGCCTGACCTGCGATATCCCTCAGGTAAAACCGCTCAATATCGTGATCAAGCTTGTGGAGTGTAACGGAAAGCCAGTGGCTAAACTTTCCGACAGCCCCGGTAAAACGATCTGTCATGATAAAGCGTTTGTGCGCGCGCTGCGTAAAGCCTTTGATCTCCCGCAGATCCGCAAAGCTAGTTAA